AGCAAACTCAATGGACTTACGTTGGTATTCATTCATCTCCATGTCTTTATACTTCTCTTTTATCCATGCTTTAGCTTGCGTTTCTAAGTCCATCTGTTTTGTCCTTAAATGCTTTGATTACATCTGATGAAAACAGTTTCTGCAGATTAAGCAAATACATACGTGCTGCATTGTTATCCCCGCCTGAAACTGTTTTCTTGTGGTCTAGCTTATCAATGATACGCTTCAGACTCTTTGTATCAAAAACCAATGTGGCAAAGGTATCTTCACCAATACATAAGTTATGAAACCAATAATCTGATTCAGTGGCATTGATACCACTAGGCTTGCCATAGCACTCATACTCAATAGCAATGTTTCCAGTTCGCTGCCATACATCTCGTTCTGATTTAACCTCTATCTTTTTGTTCTGTAGCATGTCTGCTACCATTTGCTCACGTACCTGACCATACTGTAGGTCAAGGTCAAACTTCTTACGGTCTTCATTCTTCGGTGTCAAAGTCAATTTCATTCTCCTCTTCTATCATCTGTGTAAATAAATCCACTCTATCCTGATGCATTGCAGCTTTATCTGCTTCTGCTTGCATAGCTTCCATGATATCTGAGTGTTCACCTATACCAGCAGGGTTGACTAAGTATGTTCTTATATTCAATTTATGTAATTGAACATTTGCCTCTGCGTGTTTAAGTAATGTATGTAACATTTGGTATTTCATGTCTTTTCCTTTCTAAATCTATGTTTAAAGAACACAACTAAATTGAGAGTGGTGTTTACTGTAATCATCACGAGTATCCACCACTGCCACCATAACAAGTCTAATCCACTACACTCTATCATTATGCGGCTGTTAAGTCAACTACTTCACATACCCCTGCAGTACAGGCTAACTCACGTCCACCTGATGTAGTGTCTTCCTTTTCAAACTCTTGCAATGCAGACCAATCAATTGATATTGGCATCTTTGCTTTCATCTCTGTATACTCTTCTTCAGCACAGTCCTGATAAGGTGCTTGTTTATACGTATGCTCACTAAATGGTAGAAAGCTAATACCTGATACCTCATCAAAGTGTTTATATACCCAAGAACCTACTTCCATCCACTCATCCTCTTTCACAGATATTGTTACAGATGGTTTATGTTCACACCAGTAACGCTGATACATAAGCCACAACTCAAGCTGTTCAATAGCAGACATGGCGGTACGTGTTACGGCTCGTGCGGGTGAACGCATTGGAAAGCTAAACACTGTAGTGCTATCTGGCTTCATTACGTCAGGCTCTGCCGGGATACCCTGTGCTACCATGAACTGTGTCAATGGGTCTTTGTTATCTCCACGAACAGTGCGGATGTAGTAGGGGTTATGACGAGCATGTATACCCGATGCACTGTCTACCAACTGCGACACTGTGCCTGATGGCTTGACGCATGTGATGGCTGTTGACTGTGGTATCTTTAGCTGTTTAGCCATAGCTTTGTTAGCATCTATGGCTACATCTTTTAGTGCCTCAAGTGTTTGTCCAATGTTCATACCAAGATGAGCAGACTTACCTGCTGTCAACTGGTTGTCCATAATACCAGTGAGTGACACTCCAAGAAGACGTTCTTCTTCTGTGTTTTTCTTCCATATGCTACGCAAATATTTAAAGTCTGTCAGAGTAGATTGGAACGTACCTAGTATCGTAGCCAAGCGTACCTTCTCTGTTAGTGTCTGCTGCGTATCTGTTTCACGTACAACTACTTCAGACAGGTTACAGAACTGATAAGGACGTAATATAATTTCAGAACAGGGGTTACATCCGAAATCTTGTTCCGCATCTCTGCGTCCATTCTTAGCAGCCTGTACTTGTGCAGATTTACGATTAAAGATACCACGCTCACCTGACTTACTTTCGTACAGTGATAGCCACTCACGCATGAATGTACCCATCTGTGGCTTACCTTTGTAGGCAACGCTGTTGTTTGCAAGCGCACGTTGTCCTTCGTTTTCCCACCATTGACCTGACTTAGCATGAGCCATCTGGTCATCGTTCAGGTTTGACAGGCTGATGAGTGCGCTGCGCCTGACCCCACCGACAACTACAACCTCACCAATCTTACACATGATGTCGTGACACTCGACAGGAAATAATCTACGACCTGACGCTGCCTTAAACTTCTCTATGCAAAACTCAAACAGTTCTTCAAGAGGGGCTGGGCCACTGGCTCTACCACCAAATGTCTTGAGCCTTGCACCTGCAGGGCGTACCTCTGACACATCCCACTTAGGAATCTGACCAGCATACAGCATAGCAATAAGTTCCCGTAGTGACTTGGCCCAGCCCGGACGTGAATCGCCAACTTTAATAATAGTATCTGTAGGATGCATATCTTCATTGACGATTGGTAGCTTCTCAATGTTGTGTCGTTCAACAGAGAAGCCTACACCTGTGCCACACATGAGTATATACATTGTTTCATCAAACGCACGTGGGCTATCCACAGGTACGTATGAACAATTGTATCCACCCACATGGCAACGGTCCAGTGCAGGACCAGATGTCATCAAGGCTCTCATGCTTGGCATAATGTGTTGGTCAAGCACAGCAGTCTCTAACTCTGTGCGTAATTCATTAGAAAGTGTGTACTTGTGTTTCTTCTTTAGATGAACAGTCATATAATCAAAGTAACGTGACACTGTTTCAGGCCATGTCTCACGTCTTTGCTCATCCTCTTTCCATCTTGCGTAGCGAGACAGAGCAATAAAGTTCTGATAATCTGTAGGTAAATGATTACTTATCATAGGGTCACTCCTGTATGTGCTTAATGTTTTTTATTGTTGCTCCGTCAATGTCATAAAAATATTCACGGATGCCTTCTTCTATTTCCTCCCCCACATTCTCATCAGCAGGTACAGGATATTCATCTGGGTCTACGTCAATGGTGATGAAGACTTTAACTCTCATCATCGTAACAGCCCTCGACTTCAGTAATCAACTTGTCGAGATACCAACTGGCTTTCTTCAAGTCTTCAATGCCATTCTTATAGCGATAACGCCACAGATACTTCATTATATTACCTTGTAGATAAAACTCAAAACCTTCTCCTAATGCAGCGGCAATAGCATCAATACATTCAACACCTGCCTCATTGTAGTGTGGTGGGCTATTGACCATATCAACACCAGCATATGCTTCCTTTGCTTCTCGCTCAATCTTTTCCATAATATTCTTGTAGCTTGTCATTATGCACTCCCTTTTGTCCTAGTTCCAAAATCAATCGTAACTACATTATCATCTCTATCAATAACACGTGGTCTTGAGTCTACTTCAATAACATACTCTTTGTCAACATGTTCTATGACAAAATTATGTACCATATCTCGTAGTTCTTCATTTCGTTCCATAATAGGCACAGTTGATGCCATCATCTTACAGAAGTGCATAATCTGATTGTAATCTTCATCAGGTAAATCATTAGATGGTTGTGTAATAATAGATAAATCTATGTCACCATTCCATGACCCATCTGTGTCTGTAAATGGTCTTACTCTTATTAGAAAGTCTTCAGACTTCATCTTCATTTCATTTTCATCCATGTTATCTGCTCCTTTTTACTTTAGTTCCCGTAAACTTAATAAACTTAGGATGTCTGTTCTTACCTTTTTCTTTCAGCCAATCCTCTGGAATGATGCGATCATAGTACCTAAAACCATACTTAATGCACCACTCAGCATATGAGGACTTAGCACCCTTACGTAGCTTACGTCTGCTATTCTCAAATACAAAACGTATATCTAACTTAGGATGCTGCTTCTTGATTGCAAGGTGTTTACGTCTGTCAGCAGCAGTAAACATGCCCTTAGTTTCGATAATGATACCATTAAACAGCACGAAGTCTGGTGTATATGTTCGATAGGCAAGGTCTTCCCATTCTATCTTGATACACTCGTAATCATATTTAACCTTTAACTCTTTGAGTGTTTCTGCAATCTTGAGTTCTAGGCCGCTACGATACCCATACTTTCGTGCTGCTTTAAATTGCTTGAAGTTGGGTGGCATTACCGTAGGTTTCTCCACGTAAGGCCACTGTAACCCATAGCTTTCATTTCTTCACGTATCATAGCATCTGCTTCGTTACGTGCTTCAATGGCTGCTCTCAGACCAGCAGTGCGCTTCTCACGATACTCTTTACGTAGTTCCATAAGATGCGCCTCAGCTTCTTTAATCTGGTCTAACAGTTCCTGTAATTCATCCTGCATTTCTATACTCCTTTCTTAGTTCAATGTAAGATACAATCTTAGGGTCTTTTGCCTTTGACTTTACTGCAGGTAGTTCTACCATCTTAGGCCAGCAAGCATGTTTATATGAACAGAATGTACAGTTCTTATTCAATACAAGGTTGCCTGTCTCTTTACCATTGAAGGTTTCTTTCTCAGGTTCAAAGCATCTGACTAACTCGTCTCCCATAGCATGGGTAATATTATCTTCAATATTTTGTACCTCTTTGTCTACATCTAATCCTGTAGCAGGAACGTACTTGAAGTCTCCATTAGCTTTGTTAACAACCCACCATCCACCAGCTTTCTTACCAGCAGCTTTAGCATATCCGGCTAACTGCCCAATATATCCAAACGTGTCTCCCTTAGATAGGGAATCATAAGATTCAAACTTGTGGATGTATGACCAGTTTGAAGCTGATTTAATATCATCAACTGCATCCCGAATGACAATATCATATGAGCCGCTAACAGAAGTATCAGACAACTCAAGAGTAACTTTTTCAGTGTCTTCATATTCTACTCCTGCCTCTTTCAATAACCCTTTGAAGACAGCCTCAACGATGTCTCCAAGCATCATATTCATTACGAATGTGGTTGGCTTGGGTAACGCAGTCTCAGGCTTATTACGCTCAAACCAAAGTTGACAAGAGGGTCTGCCTACATTAGACATGCGTAGGCGAAACCCATCTCGCTTGTTACCCCCGCCAAACTGACGTTGCAGTGCGTCTGATATATCTTGCGCTACTTGCTTGATAGTATCAGGTGACATGGTAGTATTGCCATTGGCAGCTTTCTCCATGTACTGATGCAATGCCAACTCAGCAGGATGGTTCATCACGCAACCTCTTCGTCTTCAAATTCGATGTTGACGATATCCTCAACACCCTCAATATCATCATCTTCTTGCATGGCTTTCTCTGACCATGAGTTGATGATGTACTCATTGTAGTTCTGTACCCATGACATAAAGTCACCAAAGTTGGTCTGCTCCACATCACCAAGTTCAAGTGTCTTGGTTAAGTCCAGAGATACTACAGGAAGGTAGAAGCTATTGCCGTTAGGCAGCTTGCGTTCTTCCGTGTTACCAGTGATGCTATGCTGCACTGGCAGACGCTTCATCTTGTTCAATTTAGTGAACACAGTGCCTACATCTTTAAAGGCATCTCTGTTCTCAATCTCCCAGATGAAAGCAGTATCGGCTACGTCCACCGCTTTACCGTTCTCGTCTACTGCATCATGCAGTTCTACCGTGCCAAGCATTACTCGTACACGTTTAATCTGCTTGATGAGTTCCTGTGTCTTCTCAGGCAGTGACTTGAAGTCCTGAATATAACCCGCTGGCTTACCGCAGTTGAAGCCACCATCGTTATCTTTCAGGTCAATATTAAGGTTATCTGCCATCACAGTTTTAACGTAGCGGTTTGGCTTATCACCTGAACCCTTAATAAAACGCTTGTACATAAAGCGTTGCAAGTATGGGCGTAGTGTTACTGACGTAGCGTAGTAAGTTGGCCCATCAGGGATATCCAATTTATATGTACCCCCTTTAACAAGGATACGGTCATTGCCTAAGATAGGCGAATGATTAATGCGAAGACGAGCGAGTGTGCTTGCCTTCTCTTTTGTGCTACCACCCTCTGCTGCAATGCCCATAGCTTTAGCCATCTCAGCATAGTTAGCGGTATCAATAGTAGTGATTTGTGTTGTCATATAATTACTCCTTTCCTCGAAGTACAGTTGAAAGTTTGATAGTTATATCAGCTTACGTCTTTCGTGTCAAGCCAATTATCACCAATTTTTGCTTCTAATAACAGTGGTACATTGAATACGCATCCCCACCGTAATTGGATGAGTTCTGGTAAAACTCTGTTTGTTTCGTTGATGACTTCAATTACACTCCTTTCTTCATCTGGATGTACATCAATGACGATACTATCATGCACTGTATTTACTATACACGATTTCATATGTGATAGCAACTTTCCTATGTGTAATAATGCTACAGGCACAATATCTGCTGTGGCAAATGACTGCACAGGATAGTTTTTTATCTGTGTAAAGTTGGATACACGACCACGTGCATTACGTACTACATCAGGAAAAGCAAACTCTCTGCCTGACGGTGTGGTAATCTTACGTGTGTTCATAGCTTCTTTAGCCAATCTGGTATGCCAAAGCCCAATTCCTTCGTACTTTTCCGTGAAGTGTTCGTAGTATTTTGCTTCGGCAGGTGTGCGTCCGAACCCCGTTGCCCCGTAAAGGGGCGCAAAGGTGTGCGCTTTCGCTTCTTGGCGATTCGTAGGTTGACCAGCATCAGAAATAACTTTACTCGTATATGAGTGAACATCAAACCCAGTTGAAACTTCTTCAATTGCTACTCCATCTTGTGATAGGAATGCAGCAGCACGAAACTCTAGCTGTGCAAAGTCTGCTTCCATGATTTTACCACCATTCCACCGGGATACAAACACCTTTTTCACAGGGAATGTACCACCACGTGGCATGTTTTGCATGTTAGGGTCAGCACCAGAAAACCTGCCAGTGGCAGTGC